CGGTGGGCAAGATCCTGGGCTTCCTGAAGCCCAAGTTCGGCAACATCTACGAGGCCGGTTCCGTCGAAGACTTCGGCGTGATCTCCTGCTACGTCGCCCAGTAACGGGCCAGGGCCGGCTGACGCCGGCCCGTAGCACAACCAGCTCATGAAAGGAGGCCAGTCATGGCCAAGCTCCTGAAGAACCGAGGCCTGCAGTACGCGCTGTCGGCTGAGTTCACCCTCAACGTGACCGACACCATGGTCATGACCGACGGCGTCGAGAAGTTGTTCTCGGTCGCCGCCCCCGTGGCCGACATCATCGGTCTGCCGCCCAACGCTGTTGTCGTCGGCGGTGACGTGACCGTCGAGACCGTGTCGAACGACACCGGTACCGCGACCATCGCCGTGGGCGACTCGGCGTCGGCCAGCCGCTACTTGGCCGCCACCAGCATCAAGACGGCCGGTCGCACGGCTCTGGTGCCCACCGGCTACCGCGGTTCTGGTGAAGACATCCGCATCACCCTGGCCAACCAGAACGGCAACGCCACGGCAGGCACGGTGACCGTCCGCGTCCAGTACGTCGTGACCGGCCGCACCAACGAAGTCCAGGTCGCTTGATCTGAACAACCCACGTCAGGGCTTCGGCCCTGACTTCTAAGGAGCCGAACATGAAATTCATCTCGAGTCGCGATCGCACCATCGCGTCGCTGACCGGCCACTCGATCGAGTTCAAGAAGGGTGTGCCGACGTTTGTCCCCAAGGAGATGCACGCCGAAGTGCTCAACCTGGGGTGCGTGCCCGAGGAAGAGCTGCAAGACAGCACCGACGACAAGCCTGCGGTCGAACCGACTGACCCGACCGAACGCCAGGACGCGCTGCTGGCTGCCATCGCGGTCATGGTGGAGCGCAACTCCCGCGACGACTTCGGCGCCAACGGTGCTCCGAGCATCAAGGCCCTGAACGACGCCCTCGGCTGGAAGCCCAGCGCTGAAGAGCGCGACACTGCGTGGCTCGAGTACCAGACCAAGGACTGACATGACCGGCCAAGAGCTGCTTCAGCTGTTCCGCCAGGAGATGAACGATCTGGCTGCGCCGTACCTTTGGTCCGACGCAGAGATCCTGTCGTACATCGACGACGCGCAGATGATGTTCTGCCGAAAAACGGACGGGATCGCTGACGCCTCGACGGCCAGCATCGTCAACATCGAGGTCATCGCAGGCCAGGACTGGTACACCACCAGTCCCCTCATTCTGAAATGGCGCACCGCTTTCCGTCGGGACAACGGACGCCCGGTCGATCTCGTCAACATCGAAGACACCGCGACCCAGGGCATGCGCTTCGATGGGCGCAGCGGCCCGGTGGGCGCAGTCGTCATCGGGCTGGAGCGCACCAAAGTCCGCATCTGGCCCCTGCCCTCTGAAGACGTCGTCATCGAGACCACTGTGTTCCGCCTGCCGCTGCAGCCGGTCAACAACGCGACGAAAAACGAACAGCTCGAGGTCGACGTGCAGCACCACCAGCACCTTCTACGCTGGGTCAAGTCGCGGGCCTACGGCAAACAGGACTCCGAGGCTTTCGACAAGACGAAGGCGCGCGAGTTCGAGCTATCCTTCTTGCAGTACTGCGAGGATTCCAAGATCGAAGACCGCCGACTGCGCCACAAAACGCGCGTCGTAGCGTACGGCGGCTACTAAGGAGCAGACGATGCCAGTGATCACGATGACCACGAGTCGCACGTACGCGGGCTTGTGGCTACAAGCCGGCGTGTCGTACGACCTCGACACCTCCCCGGCCTCGGCCCTGGTTACCGCCGGCTCGGCGACATACGGAGCGCCGACGAACTCCGCCATTCAGCAGCTCGTTTACGTCGGCGCGACGGGGCAGCTGCAACGAGCAGGATCAAGCGCGCTGCTGGTGAGCGGCGCACCATTCGCCCGCCGGACCCTGGTGGTGGACGGCGACTCCCAGAGCAAGAACGGCGACGTCGTGTCAGCGGGTGCCTACCGCCTGCTGTCGTCGCGCGGCTACTGGGTGCACTGCTTGGCCGAAATCGGCTGGCCGTACGACGTGGTGGCCGTGTCGGCAGTCCCTGGCGAAACCATGCAGCAGATTCTGGCGCGCTTTGATTCGTCTGTCGCCGCATACCGCCCGAACGAAGTGCTGTTGATGCCGGGGCAGAACAACTTGCTCGACACCGACAACTGCGTCGCCTTCGGCATCGCTTTGCGTGAGTACGCGATGAAGTGCCGAGCGATCGGTGCCGCCCTCCGCATCGTGTACACGACTCCGCGGTACGGCGCTTTCAGCACGACCACTGTTCGCCAAAACATCGTGCTGATCCGACAGTACATCGCGGATCTGGTACGAGACAATCTGGCCGTCGCGTCGGACGCTCACCGTGCGCTCATCGACCGCACCAGCTCAGTCGGGTCGGCCCTGTCCGGCATGCTGTACGACCAAGCATCGGCGGGCGTGCACATCGGGGCAAAGGGCGGCGTGCGGATCGGACGCCAGTTCGCCAAAGACTTCGCCCGCGAAAACTTCTCGAACCCGTTCGTACCTCCTGCGTCGAACGTGGACTGCCGGCAGACGTACGCACAGTCCAAACAACTGATGCTGAACCCTCTGCTCTCGGGCTCGGCGGGCACGGTCACCGCCCCCGCCGCAGGTGTGGCACCGGACTCGTGGCAGATCCAGTACGTCCGCTCCGGCACGTCGGCTGCACTCGTGACGATGGCCACCAACGTCGCCGACGCCAGCGATCCTGGCGGCACAGCATGCACGCTGACGTTCAGCGGCACCAAGACGGACGGCGCCGACGACCTCGCCATCCTGAACGCGTCTGCGCAGTTCGTAAACATGGCGTCGGGCGCCGCTCTCACGCCGGGCGTCGACTACATCGACTACGCACGCATGGCCATCAAGGCGACGAACGTCTCGTCGAATTTCTCGTACGCCAAGCTGCAGATCGAGGCACTCAACGGCAGCACCCCTTTGTACGAATCGACGTGCATGGCGGAAAGCGCGTCTGACCCACAAGGCGAGTTCAGCCCGAACGAGCTCGTGTTCCACGCCCCCGGGTTTGTCATCCCGGTGGGTACCACACGCATTCGCGCCAACCTGAAAATCGGGTACGGCGCGGGCGCCTGCACGGGTGTGTTCACCGTGCCGTACCTCTACTGCCGCATCAAATAACTACCTGCCGTACACCATGAACGACATCCACGAACACACTGCTGATGCCGTCGTCGCCTCCGTGGCATCCAAGGCCACGTACGTCGGCGCAGGAACGAGCTTCATCGGGTGGCTTACAACGAGCGAGGCCGGCGTCGCTGTAGGTATCATCCTCGGTATCGTCGGCTTCATCGTGAACCTCTATTTCAAGCGCCGCGAAGACCGTCGCCAGCAAGAGCAGCACGATGCCCAGATGCGCGCGATTCGAGGGGATTACCTGTGACCCCGCCCGTGTCGACTCAGTTCAAGGCGCGCGTCGCCGTGACGCTGCTGACCATGTCGGCAGCGGCGTTTGTGGCGCGTATGCAGACTGAAGGCTACAGCGATCGCGCGATCATCCCCACGAAAGGTGACGTCCCGACGATCGGCTTTGGCACGACCGAGGGGGTGAAGATGGGCGACAGCATCACGCCGGTGCTGGCCCTCGAGCGCGCTCTGCGCGACGTGAACAAGTTCGAAGGCGCTCTCAAGCGCTGCGTCAAAGTTCCGCTGTTTCAGGAAGAGTACGACCTGTACCTCGACCTGTCGTACAACATCGGCTCGGGCGCATTCTGCTCGTCGACGATCGTCAGCCGCCTCAACGCTCGCGACTACCAGGGCGCGTGCGAGGGCATCCTCATGTGGAAGATGTACACCGTCGACCCCAAAACCAAGATCGACTGCTCCAAGCCGAACAAGGTTTGCGCCGGCCTGTGGACGAACCGACTGGCGCTGCACGAGCGCTGCATGAAGGCGCAGCTGTGAACGCCTACGTCGTCCTTGCCCTCATCGCGATAGCGTCCGCGCTTTCGTTTTTTGCAGGTCAGGGCGCAAAGGAGAGAGAGCAGCTGAAAGCCGAAAAGCAAGCGAGCGAGCAACGGGAACGTAAAGAGCGGGAGTACCGCAAAAGAGGCCAAGAACATGAGGCAATCGTCGGTACCCTCACAGCGCAACGCGACGACGCAAGGCAAAAGCTCGCAACCGCGACGACTGGTCGGCGTTGTCTTGAGTCTCGCGCTGTGCGCGTGCTCAACACCGCCGACCGAGTGCCCGGCACTGCCGAGCAACCTACTGGTGCGCCCGAAGCCGCTGAACGATCTGAAAGCCAGCGGGACCAAGAAGCCTTCGCCACAGACCGAGATGTGAGCGAGGCGATCTTAGAATGTCGCGTCGAGTACAAGAAAATCTCTGACCAGCTCAACGCCATAATCGACATCGAGCTGAGTCGTACCAAATAGCACCACCAGCACCAGCGGGTATGCGCGCAAGCGCGGTGTGCGGCGCTATCCGAGACCTTCGGCTCGGTTCCCAACCCCCGCCAGGGGCCGTGGTGTGAGTCCTTGGCATATCACGGCCCCTACCTATGACCGCCTCAAACCCAATCCGCGTCGGCCCTTTCCCCTTCGGTGAAAACAACCGCCGGTCTCCGCGCGACTTGGTCGAGAAGACGGTCGGGCAGCAGGGGCGTTTTGCGCGCGCCATCGTGAACGCAGACGTTCACAGCGAGGGCCGTGTAACGCGCCGTCGCGGATTCACGCAGGCCCTTTCCCTGACGGATGCCACCGGTGCCGTAGAGCACGCGGCCGGGGCGCTCGTCGTCGATAACGGGCAGATCCTGTTCGTGCGGCAGCAGAACGGCGGGCTGCAGTCAGAGGTACTCGGTGCGTGCGTGCCGGGGCGCCGACCTGCTTTTTGCGATGTGCCGGCCGGCACGCTGCTGTCCGATGAGGATACGATCCAGCTGATCACGCCCGAGAACGAGGTGCGCGCGTGGACGCTACCGCAGCCCACGTTTGCCTGCACCCAGACGACGGGTGCCCTGCCCCCAGGCCTGTACCGAGTGTCGGTAGCGTACCGCGCCGACGACGGCGCGCTGCATGCCGCCCCCGAAGTGCAAGCCGTCGACGTAACGACCGGCGGCATCCTCGTGAGCAACCTCCCAGCGACACTCCCGTCCGGGGTCACCGTCGTCATCGGCATGTCTCGCGCGAACGGCAGCGAACTGATGGAGGTCATGGAGTTCGGACAGGGGTCTACCCCCACGCCGCCGGTCACACTGGCCGTCGCTCCTTCAGACGGGGCAGAGTTCTGGGTAGCCGGACTTCAGCCGATGCCGGCCGGGCGCTTCATGGACACACTCGGTGGTCGCGTGCTTAGCGCGGTCGGCAACGCGGTGTTTTTCAGCGAGCCTTTCTCGGGTCACGTGTGCGCCCGAGATCGAAGCTACGTGCTGTTCGAGCACCCTGTGACGCTGTTGGCGTCGCTCGAGACCGGCACGTTCATCGCCGCGGGCGAAACCTACTGGCTCCCCGGCGACATCGACGGGGCCGAAATGCTTCCGCAGCTGCCCTACGATGCGGTGCCGTACTCGCTTCGCGCCATCCCGAACCAGAACAAAGTGTGGTGGATGTCCGAGAAGGGCATAATCGTGGGTGACCAATCGGGCGAGGTGAAGAACATCCAAGAGGCGAACAACGTTGCGCCACACGCCCAGGCGGGGGCCAGCATGTTCGTCGAGCAGAACGGTCTCCGCCAGATGCTCACGACTTTGTTCGGAGCTGAGCAGTCCCGCGCTGCTGCTTCGAGTTTCATGGACGCGGAAATTGTGCGAAGGAACACCGCATGAACGCCATCACCACCCTCCCTGTCGGCTTCAAATACCTGATCGAGGTCGTCAACAAAGACGGCGAGGTCACGGACAGCGAAATCGTCGACAACCTGATGCCGCTCCAGGGCCTCAACCACATGCTCGGCGTTGTCCTGAAAGGCAGTTCGCAGTTCGCCTCGTGGTACATCGGGCTGTACAAAGGCGCCTACACGCCGAACACGAACGACACGGCCGCGAACATCAGCGCGAACGCGGTTGAGTCGTCTGCTTACGGCTCCAACCGTTTGGCTTTTGTCGGCTCGACGGTGACGGGCGGCGTCTGCGACAACCACGACAACAAGGCCGAGTTCACGATGGCCTCAGCCGAGACCATCTACGGCGGTTTCCTCGTCTCGGCACAATCGGTCGGTAGCACGGCCGGCGTGCTGCTGTCAGTGGTCCGCTTTTCCTCGCCCAAAGTCCTCGACGTCGGTTCGATCCTGCGCGTGACGGCCGGCATCTCTCTCGTCTCCACCAGCTAAGGAGTCCTCCATGACCTTGAAAGTTTCGACCGGCCTGCGCAACAAGCTGCTGGACACCGGCTCCCTCGCCACGTTGATGGCGGGCGGTCTCATCAAAATCTACTCGGGCACCCCGCCGGCCAGCGCCGATGACGCGGCGTCCGGCAGTCTGCTGTGCACGATCAGCCTGAACAGCACCGGCACCGGTGTGAACATGGCCAGCACCGCGACGGGCGGCGTGCTGGCCAAAAGCACGTCGGAGACGTGGTCAGGCGTCGTCGCCTTGTCGGGCGCTGCAACCTACTACCGCCACGTCGCCGCCAGCGACACGGGCGCGTCTTCGACCACCCAGGCCCGCCTGCAAGGTGAAATCGCCACGGCCGGTGCTGAGCTGAACCTGAGCAGCACCACGCTGACGTCGGGCGCGACTCAGACGGTCGACTACTACAGCGTGGCTCTGCCGACGCTGTAAGGGGGCAAAGATGCTGTCTGTGTTCGATGACTTTGCGTCAAACACCTCCGTGCTCAGCACGAATTCATCGACGCTAGGGGGCCTGATCGGCTTCCAGGCAGCATCCGGTGCCAAATGGCGGCGACCCACAGGGTCGCCCGCGTCCACTGCGCAGGTCCTCTCGGGCGGCACCATGTACCCCGGTGCGCGCTTCACGTCCCCTGGCTCGGGCGTGGTGGATCCGCGTGAGTGGTACACCACGCCTTATACCGAATCGGTGCTCACTGACTTTCCGGGCGACCCCAACGCACGCGATGCCGACATCGGCCTGGAGTTGCAGTACCAGATGCAAGCACCGTCCACAACCGGGACGCCGTTTCCGCTGGAACTCACGCATCATTACGGCGGCACGTCGGCGCAATCCTATGCACGGGACTGCTCAGCGGCCTCTGCAACGGTCACGTCGGTGCAGATCAAGGTCACCCCCTCTGGCTCGACGCACGCGATTCAGGTCATCGTTTGCAATGGAGGCACCCGGTACGTCATCGACGCTACGTCGAGCGGACTGGTTGCAAACTCGCTGCGGTCTACCGTGTACGTGCGGCTGAAAGACACGATGGCCAGGGTGTACGTCAACGGCACCATGACGAACGAAGTTGACGTCGGTGCCCGTCGAGCACGCATGCCCTTTTTGATGACGGTGCGAGAGTTCGGTGCATACCGAACGACTGACATTTACTCGGTGCGCATGTTCACCATCCGCGGTGAGTACTTCCCGATGGACTTGAGCACACTGCTACGCGACGAGATGGAAGGTGCCGCAGGCGCAGTACCGACAGGACGAGCCCCCGAGGTCACGGCGTTTGGCAACTGGGTCAACGACACTGACGCCAACACGACCGCCGTGCTCAACGGGGCCGGCAAGCTGTACATGGAGAACCGCCTGAGCTATTCCGGCAGCGATCCGGTACTCGACGGCACAGGCACCAACACGCGATACCTGCCGTACGGCGGCCGTAACGACAAAGCACTGAAGGTCGGCGAATGAGTACCTACCCATCCGAGTTCACGCTCGACCTGATCGTATCGGGCATGTCGAGCACCGCGAACCCCATCGTGAACGGAGTTGAGCAGCGCGTGCACGGGGTAGACATCGTGTTGACGATGGGCGAGGACTCCGTGGACCCTGCGCACCAGAGCTACCTGCAGCTGTGCTGCTTCCGCAACCCAGATGCCCCTCACTACGACACGTTTTCCGACATCGTCGTTTCCTCGCGGTACATGCGCTACACATCGGGATCATTCACCGAGATGTGGGCGTCTGCGTTGTCCTATACGCGCAACTACACATCGAACTACCCCGACTCGGGCTCAAACCTCGTAGACGACATTGCCGTCACCTTGTCGTTCTCGCCGACGCTGCAGCGGCTGTATGTCAACGGAGCGACGCAGTCGACCACGACCAGCCTGATCGCGGTGCCGGAAGACGAGCGACGTGCACACCGCGTCGCCGTGCGGGCGTTCGGCTCAGGGTATGTGGAGCGACTGCAGATCGACGGCAACACGACCCGTACCCCCGCCGTCGCACGAGAGTTCTGGACCTTCTTCAACTTGACGAATGAAAAAGTTTCCGTTCCCTAAAGTGCTCGGCTCGCCGTCCCCGGTGGGCCAAGCCGCTTCGCGGGCGCTCGACATGGTTGACGCCCCTTTCCTCACCCGCCGCGTCGGCAACACCATCGCCGACAAAGCGGGTGAGTTCTCTTACGTGCGCACGATCGAGACGCCCGACGACCTGGGACTCGTCACGGTGTTCAGTACGCCGACTGAGCAAGACTTCGCGGAACCGTCAAACAAAAAGCCCCTCGTGAGCCGAGCCCTTACCGGCGGCTCTGCATCAAAGGGGACAAACGTCACGAGCGCTATGGGAGCCGTGCCGGCGGTACCGACGATCCCCGGAGCGACCAAGTCGTTCATCAACGGACGGACGGGCGCAGTGCATGTGGGTGGGGGGTACGTCCTATGGTGCCGGCAGTCCTACCAACGCGACGTGCCGTTTACCAACTGGTCGTTCATCAGTACGTGGCCCGTACTGACGTACGTGAAACGCCCAGGCACCGAAGACGAGCCAGCAGAAGATTCCAAGTCCGTGTCATACGCGTTGACGGGGGCAACCTCATTCCAAGAATTGCGCTCAACGACAACACACTCCACGGCCAAGCATCTTGCCGACATGTCCATGAGCGCCGCGCCATACGGGGTCTTTGCGCTCGGGCAAAACGATGACGGAGACTACGTGTTCGGTGTTAGCTCGCTCACGTACACGCTGGGTGTAGGGGTGTACCGTCACCAGATCGCCATCGGAAACACGAAGACGAAAGCACTCAGCACCAAGTTCACGCGAAACTGCTCGACGTTGCCTGTGGGGTCCGGACGAAGCAGCATGTCGCGTGTGTTCTGTACCGGGCGCGGTAAAGCGCGAGCGCTGTACGTCACCTGTACAGACGCCGACGTATCGGCGAACAACGTGAACAACCTGTCCGTGTACACGGTACGTACGGACGACTTCGGAGAGACGTGGTCCATCGTCCATGAGCCGGTACTGGAGGAAGTCATCAGCCCGTGGGTGACGGCAGACCTACTGCCATACAACTCGAGCGCACTACAGGGCATCGAGCCCCACGTGCTGATCGGGTACATGGGCGCGGGCAAGCATTTTCTGTACTTCAGCGCGGGGGACACGACCGGCTATGTCACGCAGGCGGCGCCGGGGCCGAACACGACGACACGCCCTGTCCTGTTCATCGGGGATGACGACGGGTACACCCAAGCATCCTGGCCTGCCGACGCATGGCGCTCGCGAGTCACCGGCCCACTCGATGCGCGAGGCCAACGCGGGTGGATGGGGCGCAGCGGCACGACGTGGCGCTTGCCGTACACGGCTCTGGACTTGTCCTCGTGGGGGCTGCCGTCGGTGGTGATGCCTGCGGACTTCGTCCGCAATGATCTGTACAGCCTGACGTACTACGGAGACATCGCTGCCGGGTGCGCGGGCCCGACTGTGTCTTGGGCGGCCGACAACGCAGCCAAGAGCCAGCACTGGTCGTTCGGCGAGGGGTGCATCATGGTTCCGATCCGCCACTGGAACCCGAAGGCCTGGAAGATCATGCTGACGACCGACTTTGGTGCTACGTGGGTGACAAAAGACCTACCAGAAGACCTATGGCCCGCGGTGTACCGCAGCCCGCCGCTGGTCGTGCAGAGCCCGTGGAAAGACGGAGTCTCTGACGGCTCGATCTTGATCGGGCAGCAGGTATCAGGGAAGACCGAGATCGTCTGGTGGAAGACGACCGACCTGTTCGACACGTTCACGAAGGCGCTCACGGTGTCGGCCGGCGTAGACTTACCGTACGGAGAATTTGACCCGGACGGATGCGGCGGAGACACGGGCTTGCTGATCATGTCAAACAAAAAACTGGCCCCTCCGTTCCCGGCCTTCCCCAACGATTTCAAGGGTGAGTAAATGCGCAACGTTCTGACCAAGGTCTCGTACACCTACACCCTCCCCGGCTCATCTGCTGTGCCGGCCAGTCCTGGCCGCCCGTACATCCCTGCGCACTGGGTGACGGAACAGCAGCGGGTGTGCAGCGTCGTCAACTACGACCTGTACGACACCGGGCAGTCCATCGAAGAGCTGGCCCAACAGCTGCTCACCATGGGCGGCGCAGGGTCTGACCTCTCGTACAACGTCAACTACGCGATCCTCTGCACACTGCAGAACGTTTCGCGGTTTGTGCCGGAGCAGTCGTACATCGCCCCCACGCCGTACCGTGCGTCGGTCCCGCCCACAGTGGTGACGGAGTACAACCTCGGCTGGACCGGCACGGCCCGGTCCGTAGACGTGCTGCTTTCTGACGGGCGCGTGTCGTTCAAGGCGGACACCAACAACGTCGGGGCCATGGTCGGTCTGCTGGAAGCCGCGTTCGTGGGGCGCTGGACAGCACTCTACGACTACACCGTGATGTCTCACAACTTCTACATCCAGGGTCGCACTTACGCGATCTACGAGAAGGGTGTGCGCCGCACGGAAGACACCGTGTTTGCATCCGGGGACGTATTCGGCATTCGTCGAAAAAACGGCACGGTGACATACACGGTCAACGACACGACTGTGTTCACGTCGTCCGCACCCAGCACGACACCTGTGTTCCTGCTCGCAAGCTTGTACTCCGGCGGCGACTATGTGTACGACCCGATCCTCACGGCTGAAGCGTCCGGCGCCTCATCTATGCAGCCGTTGCGCAGCGCGGGCGGTGAGGGCGCGTACGCCGCTGCCGCCGCGTACATGGCCTCGTTGCGAACTGCCGGCGGCGGGCACTTGATCGCCACGGTCTCGTGCACCATGCAGCCGGTCATCGCCCTTGCGTCCGCGTACGGGCGCCCGTACGGCCAAGCGACGACTCGCCTGCCCGCGCTGACGTCCGACGCGTACACCAGCAAAGTCGTGCCGCCTTACGGGCTGTCGAAAGGGTCCATGGCCTACCTGACATCGGCCGCGGTCGGTACGACCGGAGGCGTGATCAGCGGCAACCTCACCATGCCGACGTTTGTGTCGCGCGGTAGCGATCGCGTGTACGGCGAAGCAGTCGTGACCCTGCCGCGTCTGTCCTCGTACGCCAACGCCTACGAAGGCAACGAGAACGCGTCGATCATTTCGCGCACCATCACGGCCCACGAGATCGCCGGCACACAGATTGCCTTTGCGGCCATCAACATGACGGCATCAGGCACAGCCACACTGGCCGTTGCGACCGTCATCGACAGCGACGCTTTTACGCGAGCGACAGCGAGCGGAGACTTCGACGTCGTCGAGCTGATCGAAGCGATTGCCACCAGCCGAGCCGAGACGTATGCAGGGGTGCCGCTGTGGGACAACGCAGGCGAGACGATCGTCGTGAACGCAGACACGTCGGCTTTCAGCCGCTACGAGGGGTACGGGTTCTTGTCGTACTTCCACATCGGCGACGACGTGTACGGGCTCTCGCGGGACGGCGTGTTCTTGCTGGGCGGTGACACAGACGCCGGCCTGCCGATCCAGGCGTCCGTGAACGCAGGCGCGGTGGACGCAGGCACCTCGCTGCTCAAATGGGCGTCGGAGTGCTACCTCGCGGCGGCTTCGGACGGGCCACTTCGCCTGCGGGTGACGGTGGGGGATAATGCGTACCTCTACACCGCGCGAAGCAGTAGCCCTGAGATGCAGATGCAGCGCGTCGACATCGGCAAAGGGCTGCGGGCCACCTACTTCGAGCTCGAGGTCATCAACGACAATGGTGACGACTTTGAACTCGACCGCATTGAGTTCCGCTCGGCTCCTACCTCTCGGAGAATCTGATGGCATTCACCTACACCGGCCCTTCCGTCGCAGCCGCGTTCGTCACGGGCGTCTACAACGAAGCGTGGGACTTGGCGTTTCAGAAATCCGCCGACGCCCTGAGCATGTCTCAAGACGCGGTGGACCGCGCGTCCACGCCCTCGCTGATCGTGTCGACGCCGCAAGCCGCGCTGCCTGAGATCCCGTCCACGCCGAGCCTGACGGAGCCGATGTCGATCGCAGAGGCGACAGGTCTCTACACGTCCACGGTCAATGAGATCAAAGCGCTGCTGACCGACAACTTCACGTCGTTCATCAGCGAATACTTCGGCAACACCGATGCGTTCACCGCTGCCGGCGACTGGCTCAACAAAGCCATCTCTGAAGGCGGAACCGGCCTGACGCCTGCGGCGGAACAGCGCATCTATGACCGCGATCGCGACCGCGTGCTGGCAGAAGCTCGACGGACTGAACGACAGGCGCTCACGGGGTTCTCTGCCAAGCGCTACCGCCTCCCGCCCGGGAGCATGATGGCCAGCATCGCCAACATCCGCCGCGAAGCGGGTGACCGACTGGGCGACAACTCCCGCCAGCTCGCCATCCAGGCGATGACGCTGGAGATCGAGAATGTACGTTTCGCCGTCGAGCGCGCCATCACCTTGCGCACGCAGGCGCTGCAGTCGGCCGGCGAGTACATCCGCGTGCTGGCCCTGGGGCCGCAGACGGGCGCTGCGATCACCACTGCCATGCTGGACGTCCAGGCCAAGGCCGCTCAGACGCTGTCGAGCTTCTACACGGCTCAAGTGGCCGCAGCAGAACTTCCGCTGCGCGCTCGCCTGTCGAACGCAGAACTGGTCCAACGCACGAGCGAGGCGAACCAGCGGGCCAGCGTCGACGCCATGAACCAGCGAGTTCAGGCGACAATGGCAGCAGCGCAGTCCCTGGGGACTCAGGCCGCTGCCGCTCTCAACGGACTGACTGCTCAGACTCAGTTCTCTGGAAACGAATCTCTGTAAGGAGCCGACATGGCAACTCCACGAATCCCCGGCCTTGAGGTCGACGAGCTCAGTCCGACGATGCGCAGCGCTCGCCCTATCCCGGGCGTGGAAGTCACCGAGTTTCACGCACAGCCGAACTCGGCGGGCCTCCGCAACCCGAACGTTGCAGCCGGTGCACCGAGCGCTGAAGCGCAGGCATTCCGCGCGTCGCAGCAAGCAGGCGCGATGCGCGCGCCTCCGTCCGTGCCTGGGCAACCGACCACCTCGCTCAGCGGCTTGCGCTCGATGACCGGCGCCGCCGGCAACACGGTGCGCGGGGTGCTCAACAGCAGCAAGGTGTCCGGGATGCTCAAGGCCGGCGGCGCTGTGGCTGCAGCACAGGCCATCGGCGACTCCATGCAAGACGACAGCACTGCCCGCTACGCGAAGCGCTTCGGCGTCAGCGAGCCCACGGGTGACGGCAGCATCGGCGACATTGCCAAGTTCGCCGCACTGCGCGCTGGCGGGTTCGCGTCCGACCTGGGAAACAACCTGACCGGCGGACTCGCAGGCAAGCTGTTCCGAGACAACCCCAGCGAACCCAACGTCGCGCCGATGTCGTTCGCAGCGCCCGCTGCCGGTACCGCTGACTTGCGCGCGCCCGTGTACCCGAGCAACACCCCGCCGGGCAGCGGCCCGCAGGTCACGAACGACTTGCCCGCGGGCTGGCAGGCTCGCGCCTTGGACACCGCCAGCGACAACAGCGTGCGCCGCGTCACCACGCCGGATGGCCGCACGCTGTACACCAATGTCGCAGGGCCGGACAACGCCGCCTTGATGGGCATGCGCGGCGGCGCCGTGTCGATCGCCCCGGGCGTCCCCACCGCATCGTCCGTGGCCCCCACTCCTGCAACCGAACCGATGGTGGCAGGCGGCGGGGCGGCCAGCTTGGGCGGCAGCGTGCCGTCCCAGGTGCGCTCGGCTCAGACCTTCCGCGATCAAGTCGCTCAGGGCAACGCCCAGCGCGCTGTGACTGATGGCCTGCGCAGCGGCAGCGCGCGTGAGCGAGCTGCAGCCATGCAGTTGGCCGGGCAGCTGTCCGGCGACATCGAAAACACGGCGCGTGCATCCGCTCGAAACGAGGTCGAGCAGGGCATGAACGAGATCAACAATGCGACCGCTCAGCGAGGCCAAGACACGCAGCGCGCGATCGCTGAGGGGAACAACGCTGTCTCGCTGCGCGGCCAGGACGTGCAGGCCGGCATCGCCCGCATGCAGGGGCGCATGGCGCAGATGAAGGACGATCGCCAGTACCAGCTCGACGTCGCCAAGTTCGGCGAAGAGCGAGCCAAGACCATGTTTGGCCAGCGGCAAGACGCGCGCAACAATTTCAACGAGTGGGCGAAGTCCGCGTTCGTGACGCGCGACAAGGACGGCAAAGCGATTCCGGACGAGGCCAAGGTCGCGGATTTCAACACCGCTGTGAACGCCACGCTGGGCAACATGATCACGCGCCTGCAGCAAGCGGGCGACGCCGCCAGCGTGCAGAAGGCTGAGCGCCTGCAGCAGCTCGGCATCGCCGCTCTGGACGAGCAAGACAAGCAGACCCTCAAGCAGCTGTTCGATCGTCGCAACCGCGTGACCGAGGCCCGTGGTCTCATCCCTGGTACGGCTACTGCCAATCGCTCGGACGACCTGTTCGATTACGCCATCACTGGCACCGACGCCGGCCTTGTGCAGAAGCGCTTCAAGATGGCAGGAGGCGGCAGCATCGGCGTCAACGACCTCCGATACGCAGACGGTCCGGCGAACTATGTCCTGCCTGACCTCTTCAAGGCCCCGACCTCAACACTCGGCCCGACTCTGGAAGAGCAGGCCGCCCTCAAAGGACTCCGATAATGGGCATCCTCACCGACACCATCAAGCAGCTGACTCCTTCCGAGGGCGTCGATCAAGGGCAGACTCTCGGCGAGGCGGCGGGCGCGGGCTTGCGTTCCGGTACGCTGGGCATGGGTTCGCAGCTCGCTAGCCTGGGCGGCGCAGTCGCGAACGAGCTGGGCGCTGACGGTCTCGGGCGCGGACTGCACGACAAAGCGACGGAGCTGCGCCAGCGAGCGGCCGAAGCCGCACCGCGCGTGCAGTCGGTCGACCAGATCGGATCGCTGCGCGACGCGCTGGAGTTTGGCGCAGGTACGGTCGGGCAGGCCCTGCCGTCTGTCGTGCCAGCCGTCGCGGCCGGCGTCCTGACGCGCAACGCAGGCCTGACGACGCGCATGCTTGCCCCCGCCGCCACGTTCGCCCCGATGGAGATGGGCGACGTCGTGCAGCGCCAGCAAGACGCAGGGCAGGCTGTGAACCTGCGTGACGCCGCGTTGATCGGCGGCGGTTCCGCGGCCCTGCAAAGCGTCGTGCCCGGTGTCGTCGGGGCCAAGCTGGCAGGCCGCGCTGCCGCACCGCTGGTGGCGGGCGGCGGCCTGCGGGCCACCACCGCGAAGAACATCGCAGGCGCAGCCCTGGGCGAGAGCGCCACCGAGGCGGGCGGAGAGGCGTTCAAGCAAGTGGCCATGGGCCAAGACCTCGACGCGACGGCCATCCGGGACAACGCCATCGCTGGTGCCCTGGGCGGCGCGGCCCTGGGCGTGCCCGGTGCTGCAGGCGACGTGGCGGCGCGCGGCGGCGCTGCGGCGCGGGCTGCCGTGCAGGGAATGTCCGAAAAAGTGAAGGCTGCGCCCGGAGCGCTTAAAACCGCCGCTGCGGGCCTGAGCGATCAGGCAGTGTCGAGTGCCCGCCGGGGCGCTGAAAACGCCGCCACGGGCGTATCCGAGGCCCTGACGGCCGGTAAGACGGCGCTGGATGAGACCGATCTGGCAGGCGTGGCACAAAATGTCAAAAACGTAGGCGCGGATGCCGGCCAAACCGTGCTCGACGCCCTGGCAGGCCTCAAGGGCAAGGCCGCGTCCGCCGCCGAGCGGATGACTCAGGGTAAACCCTTGGAAGACGACCCGGTGCTGACCGAGGGCGACCCCGCCAGCCCTGAGTTCCAAGCGCGCATGCAGGAGATGGACAAGGGCCACGCGGCCAAAGCCAAGGAGTTCGCCGACGGCCTCTTGGCCAAGGCCGACGCATGGTTGACCCCCGAGCGCCGGGCTCAGCTCACCGAGGCGGCCGGCAACCTGGGCGACGCAGCCAACCGCGCGACCGTGGCAGGCATGCAGAAGGCCCGTGAGGGCTACGACCGCGCCAGCACGATGCTGCGCAGCGCGACCGACGACATGCGCGCCTGGGCCGAAGCGCGTCTGCCCGCTACCGACAAAAACGCCAAGCAGTCGAAAGTGATGTCCGGCCTGGGTGCGCAGATCGACGAGAGCGTGGTTTCGCGCGCCCTGAACAATCACGGCGTTGAGGTGGACCCTGAAGTGCGCACCGCGTTCAGCAGCGCTCTGGCTAACACCGTGCGTGCCATGACGATCGGCGAACGCGTCCCTGCCCGCACCGTGAGCATGCTCGACGACGCATTGGGCGAGCACTCGTCTGCCGTGATGGAGCAAGTGTTCCGCGCGACGTTCCCCGGAGCGACCCTGCAACAGCGTGATGCGTTCTACAAGGGCCTGAACAAGGTCCTCGACACGCGCGACAGCTACACTCGCGTGATCGACCGCATGACCAACGCGCTGCAGCCGGAGCAGGCCAAGTCTGTGACCACCTCCGACATGCGCGCGCTGTACCGCGCCGTGCGTGAGTGGGATGCTCGCCCCGACCGAGGCACGGCTGAAGACCGCTACCGCTCGCGCCAGATCGTCGAGGGTATGCGCGAGTACTTCGGCGAAAAGACCGACAGCGTGCTCGAGGACATCCGCAAGAGCCGCCTGAAGGAAGAGCAGCGCGTCGACACGGCCGGTGACGAGGACGGCGCCGACTTCGACGACGGGCTGACCGAGACCGAGGTGGAAGACCCAGACCCGAAAGACCCGGCGCTGGCCTTCGAGCAGCAGAGCCCTGAACAGAGCAAAGCAGACCCGAGCGCACCCCTGAGTGCCGTCGGTGTCAGCCGCATGCGCTTCAAAGGCGGCAAGGGCGCTGACGACCGCCGCACCAGCCCGCGGGCGCTGCGCACGAACCCCGACAAGCCTGACAGCGACGTGTTCGACACCGTGGCCATGACCAAGGTCATGCGCACTTCGCAGCCGTATCAGGACGGCGAGGTGAGTGGCCAGCGCCGCGATGCACGCATGTTCAACGAAGCCGTGAGCCGCCTGAGTGAGAAGCTCGGACGCAGCGTGGACGTGCCGGACACGGCGGTGGTCAACGAGAAGGGCATGACCTGGGGCGATGCCAAGAAGCTGCTGAACAACGATCCGGGCCCGAGCGTCACGGACCGCAAGCTGCAGCGCCTGCGGGATCAATACCGAGACGCCAAGGCCAGCAAAAACTCCGACCGCATGAGCGCTCTCGAAGCGCGTGCACAAGAGCTGCTCGACCAGCGTGACGCTGAGATTGCATTCGACGGATCTGACCTCGAGCCCTCGCTCGCGCAGGACTACCTCACTGCGCTCGGTAAGGACGCGGCCGACCCGCGCCAGGACAACATCACGTTGGCCGCGACCCTCAAGCCTGATGAGCTCGCGCTGAAGACCGACGAAGCCGGCCAACCGCTGACCAAGAGCGTGGCCCGTAGCCGCGACGGCATGCTGGGGCGCCTGAGCAGCAAGATCAGCCAGATGGAGAACGCCACCTACACGCGAGAAGACAAGACGTACGTCAACAAGCCCGCGCAAGCCCTGGGTGCAAAAGCACGCGAGCTGTTCGGTAAGTTTGACCAGCTCAAGCCGCTGGACCAAGCCGCGCTGCTGTCGATCGTGCAGGCCGACAAGCCCAGTGATGCAGCGGGCACGATCAACGCGCTGACTGCAAAGTACGCCGACAAGCCCGCCAAAGACCTGGGTGCTCGCGTCGACGCGATCGCCGCCAAAGAATCCTGGGACGTGCTCGACACGCCGGAGAAGGCCGTCAAGTTCATCGAAGCTGCAGTGCCACGCATGCGCGAGCTGAACAACATGGACGACATGTCTGATGTGCAGCGCAAGGCGTATGCAGGACTGCTCGGCGTGTTGGGGCGGGACGCAGACCCGCACATGCTGGTGACGGAGGCCGATGGGTTCTACGAACTG